TTGCCACAATGATAGAAGTATTAGCTTTAGCAGGTGCAGTTACTAAGATAGCTGGTGCAGTTAGCTCTGCAGTTAAAGCTGGTAGTGATATAGCAGACTTACTACCTCACTTTGGTAAGCTTGCTAAGCTAGAGGCTGACATAAGTTTAGCGGAACAAGGTAGACACAAAGGCCCACTAGGTAGACTTACCTCATCTGAAGAAGAAGGCTTTGCAATTGCACAAGCTAAGATGAAACACAAAGAAGCACAGAACGAATTACGTGAAGTGTGTAGACTATATGGACCACCAGGGATGTGGGACTTGGTAGTAAAAGAACAAGCTGCTGCTAGGGTTAGACAGAAAGAAGCACTAGAGGCACAAGCTAAAGCAAGAGACAGATTGTTTTGGGGTATATCATTAACAATAGGTGTGATATTATTCTTAGGCGGTACAGGTGCAATGATCTGGGGTCTTAACGAAGTAGTAAATGGATAAACAACATGGCAAGATTTAGTACAGCACAAAAAGAAACTTTACGTAAAATGGCTGAAGAGGGTAAGCTTGCTACCTCTCAGGTACAAAACATTATGCGTAATGCTGCTGAGTTAAAAAAACTTAATAGAGGTGGTGTTGTAGGTTTTCAAGAGGGAGGTATGCCTGAAGCTCCTGGCTCTGCTCCTACTCCTGTGCAAGATCCTGGTGAGTTTACTGAGACAGACCCTGGTACATACCAACACACTCAGAATTGGATAACGGGTAATAGAGAACGTGGTGAGCTTAAAAATAATATAACTGGTGATATAAAATACACAGGTTATCATGCAAAAGGTGATAAGAATGCTGTAGCTCGAGAAGCTAGAACTATGCTTGAGTCTCTCAATGCACCTAAAAGAGAGTATGATGCTAATAAATCTAAGTACGACACTGACAAAGCTGCCTTTGATAAGTACCAATCAGACCTAAAAACTTATCAAGATAAGGCTAAAGCCTATCAAGATGTTAACTTAAAAGGTCAACAAGAGCTTGTTCAATCTGCTATAGCTGACCCTAGCTCTTTGGTCACTGAACAAGATGTAGAAACTATTGATCCTAATGCAGCTGGCACAACAATAGCTGCAGGTACAGGAGAAGTTACAGGTACAGCACCGCAAATAACCGCAGAGACTGCAGGAACAACTGCAACTGCTGCTGCACCTACGGATATTACTGCTGAGACAGTTACTGCTGAGACTGCTCAAGGTAAAGTAGAAGAAGCTGTAGAAGATGTAACAGCAGCTAAAGGAGAAGTATCAGCTGAAGCTCAAGTAACTGCAGCAGAAGGTGAAGTATCTGAGGGTGCTAAAGCTGATGCTGCTAAGATGGACCCTGAGTATGTTAAAGAAGTTACATCAGGTGAACGTCAAGTATCTTCAGATGAACTAGCAACAGCTCAAGGGCTAGATGAAGAAGCTGTAAAAACAGAGATAGCTGAAGCTAATGTACCAGACAATATAGAAGCTGCACAGACTACAGTGCAACCAGAAGAAATTCCAGAGCCAGCACAGATAGCTGAATCTGAAATGGCAGCTGCTGAAGCTATGACTATGGAAGGTCTAACTGATGATGCTACTGCAGTTGCTGCTAAATTAAAATCTTTTAATGTAGATGATGGAACCTTAGCAGAATTTAAAGAAGGTAAGATTGAGGCTCAAGACACCGTACAAGGTCAGCTTGCATCTCTTATGAAACAGTTTGATGATGGTACCCCAGCTTGGGCTGCAGGTGCTATGAGAGCTGCTAACTCTGCTATGGCTGCTCGTGGCTTAGGTTCTTCGTCTATGGCTGGAGCTGCTATCCTACAAGCTGCTATGGAGTCTGCTCTACCTATTGCTTCTCAGGATGCACAAGCATTCCGTACCATGAAGATGGACAACCTTAATCGTCAACAGCAAATATCTCTAGCTAATGCTGCTGCACAACAAGGTGTAGAGCTTGCCAACTTTAATGCTGAACAGCAAGTTGCATTACAGAACTCTCAGAATGCCTTCTCATTGCAGTCACAAAATCTTTCTAACATGCAACAAACTGTGATTGCTAATGCTCAGATCAAAGCTTCTTTACAAGGTCAAAACCTCAGCAATCAACAGCAAGCTAACATGGCAGAGGCTGCACGTTATGCAGAAGTTAGCAACATTAACCTTAATAACCGTCAGCAAGGTATCTTGCAAGATAATGCTAATGAGATGCAAGTTAATCTTGCTAACATGAATGCCAAGCAACAAGCCTATATTGCTAATGCTCAATTAGAAGCTGCACTACAAGGCAAGAAGATTGACAACCAACAGCAAGTAGCTATTGCTAATGCTGCACGTTTTGCTGATGCTGCTAACCTTACATTTACTGCTGCAGAGCAAGCTAAAATTCATAACTCAGAGCTTATGAAAACTATAGGTCTTGCAGAACTTAATGCAGAGCAAGCAGCTACACTGCAGAATGCTGCTACTATTGCAGCTATGGATATGGCAAACTTGTCTAATGCACAGCAAGCTGCTGTACAAAATGCTCAAGCATTCTTGCAGATGGATATGGCTAATCTTAATAACGAACAGCAGACTGCTATGTTTAAAGCTCAGGCTATTCAGCAAGCCATTCTTTCAGATACTGCTGCAGAGAATGCTGCTAAACAATTTAATGCTTCTTCTGAAAATCAAACTAAACAGTTTATGGCAAGTCTTAAGAATCAAACTAACCAGTTTAATGCTTCTCAAAAGAATGCTATGGCACAGTTTAATGCTGGAGAAAAGAACGCTGTAGCTCAGTTTAATGCTTCCTTAAAAGAACAACGTGCACAATTCAATGCCTCTAATGCTCTTGTCGTAGCTCAAGCTAATGCGCAGTGGAAACAGAATGTAGCGACACTAAATACAGCTGCTCAAAATGAAGCTAATGCTGCAGCCGCTGCTGCTTCTAATACGTTTACTGCTTCTGTAATGGATCAAATCTGGCAACGTGAACGTGATATTATGGATTACGCTTTTACAGCTGCTGAGAGTGAACAAGATAGGATTAATAACATAGTCTTGCAAAAAATCTCTGCAAATGCTGCACTTGATGCTGTAAAACTAAGAGCAGACTTAGAAGCTGATAGAGATATTGGTGGCTGGATTAGAGATATTATCTTCTCATAGGTGAAAAATGAAAAATACTGAACAACTATATAACCCTAAAGTTATCGAACAAAAAAGAGCTGCCTATAGGCTTGCTGAAATGAAGCAAGATGAACGTAGGGTTCGTACAGCTGGGATAAGAAAACAATCTGAAATATCCACAGGGCTTATGAAGAAAAGTATTGATGCTGCTTTGCAAGAAGATTTTCAAGGTGGTGAAGAAGAGACACCCGATAAAAAAGTAGACAGTTGGTTACAAAGCCTATATACTGCACGAGAAAAAGCAATAGCTGACATGCCTAAGCCTGAAAAAGAATTAGGAGAAATTCGTCCTAGATCTAGAGATGAAGGTGGGTTAGATCCAAGTTTAAACGAGCAAGCTGCAAAGTTGTTTGAAGATAAATACTTTAAAGATAATTTTGAAAAGCTTTTAAATAAATACCCACAAGTTTCTCGTTATGAACTTCTAAGAATTATAGATGGTGAATCTAACTTTAACCCTGCTGCTAAAAACAAAGACACAAATGCCTCAGGTTTATTTCAATTTACACCTACCGTTGCAGGTGAGTTAGGTTTTACACCAGAAGAAATTAGAGACATGCCAGCTTCATCTCAACTATCTTTATATGAAAAATATTTAGATAAGTGGAATTATGATGGAAGCTACAGCTTAGGTATACTACAAGCTGCACCATCTAAAAGAAATGTATCTCCTAACACAATCATATATAAAAAAGGCTCTAAAGCTTGGGAACAAAATCCAGGTTGGAGAGATAAGAAGACTGGTCACATAACTAAGGCAAGTATTGATGCCTACTACAGGAGAAATAACTAATGTTTGCTGGACCTATCCCTGGACAATCTTTAACTAAAGAACCTAAAAACTACCCTTGGGAAAATCCACCACAGATGGTAGATATAGATGAGGTTATTACTTTTCATTTAAACAAACTAACTGAAGAAGATTCTATAGACAACTTACTTCTATTACTTGAATCGGGTATGCCTATAAGTACTTTAGTTGAGATCTTTTTAACCAGTGCTGTTATGACTGGACAACATACAGTAGATGTAAGTATGCTTGTCGCCCCTGTAATCCATGAATATATGGTAAGCATTGCAGAAGATGCTGAGATTAATTTTAAAGAGTTCTTTACTGAGGACGAAGAAGGTAAAATAAATAGTAAAGTAAATCTCCTTCTTAAAAGTGCGTTAGAAGAAACTCCTGAAGATGAGCAAGACTCTGGCTACGAGTTAATACAAGAAATGTCTGAAACTGTTCAAGAAGAGCCTGTATCAGAAGAAGTTCCAGAACAGAAACCCAAAGGTTTAATGAGTAGAGGTAACGATAATGTTGAATCTTAATTGGAAACAAGTAGCTGCTGGTGCTGCTAGACGTGATATGGATCTACGTGATTCTCGTAGGGAAATTGCCGAAAGATTAGAGTTGGCTAAACGTCAACATATATTTGAAACTGGTATGGATAAACTTAAAACTCTTAGGGAAAAAAGAGAAGGACGGATAGCTAAAATAAGAATGGCAGAAGGTTTTGGTTTTACTAGGGAAGCTGCTATAATTTTAGATGCTTCAGGTCAACTCGACTCTCAATTGTCTAGATTATCTAAAATGGATGACAGTGATATAAACAGGGAAAATATTCGTAGGATTAGTGAGGTTGTTATTCAAAAGGTTAGCCCAGAACATAGGGCTGAAATACTACAAACTATGGCTAGTCAAAATACAAATTTTGATTCTTCTGAAATAGCTGATAGATTTGTCAGAACTGTCTATAGTGCATCAGAAGGTAGTCTTGAAAAAGCTCAAGAAATATTGGCTGAGTTTGATAGTAATGTACCTACAACAATTAAACCCCTTGATTTAAATTTTAGAGGTCTTAAAGTATTAACTCCAGAGGACACAAACACTATTAATAGATTAGTTGATAATATTATTTCAAGTAACTTTGGAAACTTAGTTAAGAGAGATCCACAAACTGGTGATTCTTTTTATGAAGGTGATGATGCGCCCCATATTGGTAGAATTAGACGTGAGCTTATTAAAGCTTATAAATCCATTTATGACGACTCTGATATTAAACAAGAACCTGTAGCAGGACTCATGGATCTTGCTGAGGGTATTGCCTATCAGTCTATGACCTTAGCTAAACCACCCTCTGAAATACAAGTAATTCCTAATTGGAGAGATATTATTAACGTTACCCCAATAGAACCCCCCTCAGTAGAAGATGAACTGGCAACAGGTACAGAGGATATGACTAAGGAAGATGAAGATAAACCAAACCCCCTTAATTTTGCTATTCCATACCAATAGGAAGTATTAATGACCTCATACTTACAAGATATAGAAGAAAAAAGTTTTGTCGATCTTGTCGATAACTATGATTTTAAAGTTGATCTAGTTAAGTTTTTTTCTGGTGGCAGATATAAAATGTCACGAGAAGAGATGCAAGAGCAGGGTTATGAAAACTTAGCTAAAAAGTTTGCTGAACATATGAGATTCCAGTCTTGGAATGATGCTACTGCTGTCAAAGACTTAAACTATGTAAACAACAAACAGTTTTCTAGTGAAGGTAAAGAGTCTTTTGGTAACCTTATCCAAGCTTGGGATAATTCTGCAGAGGCAGGAACAGGTGTAGGAGTTGCAGTTGCAGACTTTGGAGAGGCTTTATTGAAGTCTCCTTCAACTTGGCTAGGTATGGGTAGTTTTGGTTTAGCTAAAGCAGGAGCAAAAGCTGCAACTAAATCTGCACAAATCTCTGTAAGAAACAGAATTAAAGATTACTTTACTAAGAGTGCAATGCTTAAGGGTGCAGCAACTGGCGCTGCTACTGAAGGTGCAGTTGGAGCAGTTACTGCAGGTAGTGCTGGGGAGGTTCGTGAAGAGCTTCTTGATATTAACTACACTACAGGTGACCTAGCTAAGGACACCCTTATGAGTGCTGCGTTTGGCTCTGTAGGAGGCGCTGCAGGTGCTTATATAACTAAGCGTAAGGGTATTAATGTAGATGAACTTCTTGCTGCTCAGAAAGAGTTAAACAAAGCTAATGCAAAAAAAGCTAGTGAAGTAGCTAATCAAAAAATCAGTAGTGCAAGTAAAGAAAGTAAACAGTTTGCTGTAAATACTGTGTTAGATCTTGAAGCTACTCTAGCTGCACGTAAAGGTGATAAGCAAGCAGGTGTTATTAGGGAACCGCTAGATCCTAAAAGAGTTAGCATGGGTGAAGCACTATTAAGAAGCTTTTCCAACACAGATGCTAATGATGTCTTAAGCTCTGGCTTAGACTTAACTACTTTACGATCTATAACTGCAGCGACAATCGAGCTTAGTGAACGTTTAGATTTAAAACCTAATCAAAGAATTACATCTGCTGTCGCAGGGGCTATTGATGCAGGTGTTGTAGATGTACGTAAAATTATTCCTGATATTCGTGATAAGTATAATCTATCAAAAGAACAGTTTTCTCTTATCTACTTAGCTGACCTTTCTAATGCAGGTAAAAAACTTGCAGAAGCTTCAAAGATTTCTAGGGCTGTAGATAAAGAAGTTTCAGACCGTGCAATGAATAACCTAAAAACTATTGCTGAAAATAAACTATCTACTATTAATGATATTCAAGCAGCTGAACTTGCAGAGAATGTAGTAAATAACTCTGCAGGAAAAGGTGTACTTAAAACTGGTTATAACTTTCTTCAAGATTTAGACCAAATGCGTATCGCATTCATGACTTCTCAACCTGCTACCACTGCAAGAAACGTTACATCCACTGGATTACTAGCTGGCACAGAAATTGTAGATGAGTTCTATAGAGGTATAGCTAGAGGTATTATGACGACAGTACGGGGTGAGTTTGATTACAGGCCTGGGGATGTTTTAATGCGTATGACGTCAACTCTTCGTGGTATCTCTTTTGATAGTGCTTCTGCAAAGGTTGCAAGAGAAATGCTTGAAGAGGAAATGCCAGAGGCTTATGCTAGAACTTTTCATGACACTCTTCGTACAGAGGTTAGTGGTCAAAGTCAATCTCGTCTGGCTAAAGTAGGTCGTGCTGTAAACATTGTAAACACTGCTACTGATACTGTCTTTAAGGAAGCAGCATTTTTTAGTAGTTTAGACAGGCAGTTAAGAACTTTAAACGATAAGAGTATAGGAGTTAATGTAAAAGATTTTATCCTTACCACTGGAAGTTTAGATAAACTAGATGAAGGTATTGTAGCTAAAGCATTAGATGATGCCAACAGATTTACGATGCAGAGAACATATGTGAATGATGAGTCTTTGTTTGGTACAGGTGCTAGAAAAGCTTCCACTATAAGTAAAAAAATACCTTTTCTTTTTTCTGGAGTTTTAGGTGTACCTTTTCCTCGTTACGTTGCAAATCATATTGAAATGATTGCAGACTATACACCTGGAATTGGTGCTTTAGCTGCAGCTTTAGATGATAAAGCAGTTTCATCAGGAAAAGGTTTTTTTAAAGTTACTGGTGACCCTTATAAATCTCAAGAGGATAGATTAGTAAGGCAGTTTACAGGTGCTAGTTTAATTTTTGCTGGTTATCATCTAGCTGCAAGTAAAGAGGGGGAGATAGATTATGAATCTCTTGAAACTGCTATCAAAGGTGAAGCAGATATAGCTTCTTCATTAGGGTTTATTATTGCACCAGTATTTATAGGAGATCTTCTTTACAGAAAACATCAAGGTTTAGCTTTACCAGAAAGTATGATTAAGGAATCTTTAGCGGTTGCTGGTGGCCTAAATGATATGGGTTTTGATCTCAGTGGTATTACAGAAGTTATAGATTCATTTGCTGAAGGTGGACCAACTGAGGGTGTCCAAAAGATAGGAGGTAATGTTTTATCTACTTTTACTTACCCCCTAACACCCTTAAGAGATATTCAAGGGCAGTTTAACTATGAGTCTGCTGGATCACCTTATGTAAGAAGTTTAGCTGAGGGTATACAACCAACCTCTCAAGAAGAGGCCTCAGGTATTCTTGCCATGCAAGCTACAAGATTCTTACCTGACTATGAATCTGTGCAGTATACTCAGTCTTTTATGGGTGAACCTAATAAAGATATAGATTTGTATAGTATTGTTAATCCTATGCCAGTAGGTAAGATGAACCCACTAAATAAAACCTTTACAGGTTTAGCTGATTCACCACCAATTACTGATCTTAAAAGGGAATTAAACAAATTAAATATCAAAGAGTATGATATATATAAGAACTCTAGGGTTCCTAATACTTCTTTGGATTATGTTGTAAGATTTAAACTAGCTAAAAACCTAAGTAAAAACTTTAATGCTTTCAGAGATAGTTATGTGTATCCTGATGGTATTAACTCAGGGCTTACTTATGATGAGATTGAAAATGTAGATAGAAAAAAAGAAGCCCTAAAAGGCTTCATAGATCAAGAGATAAAGTTTTACAAAAAACAAGCTGAAGATTTCTTCACTGACTTAGCTAACAATCAACCTGTAAAAGCTAGAGGCTTTATACGAAACAATTACTTCCTAAAAAGAAATGAGTTTGGAGAAGACTACTTCAACGAGGCAGCTAACCTTGTTTCAAAGGGTAAGTTTAAAACTTCGTTGGAGTACCTGCAAGATTCAGAAAGCATTGAGGATGAATTGAATCGTCGTCAAGTCTTAATAAATATTGCAGGTAACTTGCAGTTTAAACTTCCAACATTTGATAGGTAATTAATCCTCATCATCCTCTAACATGAAGTCTGCCCAATCATATGACTCACGTTTTATATCTCCTTTGTGAACATGACCAGGAGATCTTGATAACAATGCAGCCATCGCTTGACCAGCTAAGTACCTACGAGAAGTAAGTGCTTTGTTTTTAAGCGGTGGCTTTATCTTTTTCTGCCTGTAACTTTTGGCCTCTTCTTCAAGACTCTTTTTGTTTTTGTTCATTTAGTTTAACTCTCTCTAAGTTACGAAAGTAAGCTTTGTTAAAGCCCATCTCCCACTCCCTGCCCTGCTTAGTATTTAACTTGTGAGGATTACCTAAGTCACCTTCTCTAAAAGCTTTTATACCTTCTTCGTAAGGTTTCATTTGTGTTTTTCCTCCATTGCCTCTAACATTTTGTTTAGATACCATTCTGCTTTCTCCATATCCTGAACAGGATTACCCTTGTACATATATCTGTGTTGATACTTAATCATATT